TATCATTACTCCATAAATCGTAGTAATACCATTCTCGGCAAGCGTCAGAGTTAACGTATCTGAAGCAGATGCAATAGCTTTATTGTAAAAGTTAATGATCTTCTTTTCACCAGAAAACTCTGTGGGCTTTTCTTTTGCATTCGTAATAGCAGCCATTTTATTTCTCCTTTAAGGTGAGGAGGGTAGTTGCCTACCCCCCTCGGTTTAATTACGCCAAGCTGGTTGCCGCAGTATCAAGCAGACAAACACCATAATCCTTACTGTTGAAAGTAACCTTATCAACAGCTCCGATTAGTCCAGTGCTAAAGCCCGTCTTGTTTGCATAGTCGAAGTCCTTCTCGACCCAGCCTTCTTTAGTATTACACTTCACAAAGGCACCAGCTTGCTGACCACACAACACAGCGCGGAACGTATCCACTAAGAAATTAGTTCCAGAACCAGCCGATTGGAAGTTATGCCCAGCAACATCCACATCGAGAAACGGAACATACTCGTTCTCATAAACAAGAACGCCGTCCCATTCACCGATAGCACCAGTGAAGATGCGATTGGAGTCACCGCGGATACCACCTTCGCGATTAGCCTGTCTCCATTCCTCATTACGCTTGAGGTCATAAGCCTGCCACGGGTGAACGAATAGACAATAGTAATACTTGCCATTCACGCGCAAGGGCTTAACTTTCGGAGTGGCGAGCAAGGCTTTAACCTTCAGCTTAGAAATCAACTGTGGGGTAAGCTTGTCAGCTGACGTCAAAGCGTCAGCACCGTCAGAGTTGGCACAAAGGTAACGTGCGCCAGTTCCAGCGGCCGTTTCAGTGTTTGATGCAGGATTCGCAGAGTTCGACCACGTAAGCATCGAAGTTCCATCATCCAGAAGACCAAGCACATTACCATTGATATCGGTAATGGTTGGATTCAAAACACCAGCCATCTTCAGGAAGAACTGCATTTCAATGAACTCCTGCATACGAATGGAAAGTTTTTCTTTCGCATCTGTACGCATGTTGAAGCAATGTTCCTGTTCGGTTAAACGGCCCTTAAGACGGACAGCAGTTCTCCACTGAGAGATAACAATAGAATCAGAGTAATAAGCAATCTTCGACTCATGACCTTCCAATTCGTTATCACCAGAAACACCAGTGGTCTTACCGAGCTTAACGCCCAAACCATAAGTAATGGTGTCGCCTGTCTGCTTATTCAATTCATCTTTAATCTGAAGAATGTTATTGTCGTCTTTACCCATCAAGCCCATTTGCTCAAAGTAAAGGTTATCAATAACATCTTCATACAATTCATTCTGCCATACTTCTCTTTTTAATGCGGACAATCCTACCGTGTTTGCCATTATGTAACTCCTTATGCAAGTAGTTTATCTCTCACAGCGCGAGGAACTTTCTTCCACTCCGTTGCCGAGAGTTCTGCGGCTTGCTCAATCGTCAACTTACTATAATCTCCATTTGCAGAGACTTTTTTATTAGTATCAGTTGCCGACTTAAGTGCCGCAGACGTTTGACGTTTCTGTTTCAATAATTTATCAGCCGAATTTTGTTCAGCAGTTTTCTTATAATTCGGATGTAAACGTCCGAGCTTATATACGAATTCAGCAGGATTACCGTCTGGCTTCTCGGCCTCTGCAAAAAGTATTTGATAATAATTACCAGATTTATCTTTCTTCATCAAATCATTGGCAAGATCTGCCACTTGTTTAAAGTCCTTGTGCTTACTCGCAACTTCTTGACCGGATTCAATCATGCGCTTCTTAACGCGCATTTGAACCTCGTTCATCTTATCTACTTTTTCTTGCTTGGCCGCCTCATGAGCTTCAAACTCCTCGACGGTCATTGCCCTCTTCTTTTCAGTGCCATCAATCAAATCATCTAAAGAGTCAGACTTCTTCTCTAACGCTTTATTGAGCTTATCTTCAAGAGCTTTAATTCTCACATCTTGAAGTTCGGATTTAGCAACAGCGTCTTGCTTTGCCCGATGAGATTTTTTCCACTTCCAGTAAAAGGCTTTTTGAGATTTGTCAAAACTCTGAAGTTTCGTATGCTCTTTTTCAGGGTCTTCCGACATCTCATCAAAAGATTCATCTAAGTCAGATGAATGCTCAATTGAATCATCTTTTTTATCATCGTCTTCCTCCTTATCATCATCCCCGGAGGAATCATCATCATCGTCAGATTTATCATCTGAATCATCTGAAGAATCGTCATCGTCTTTCTTCTCATCTTCAGTGTCTTTGTTATCATCGTCGCCATCTTCCTTTTTATCATCAGATTTTTCATCTTCGATTAATCCAAAGGATTTAGCTGATTCGAGTTCTTCTGGTGTTAATTCTTCTTTGGCTTGTTCCAAAGATACTTTCTCTGCCATTATATTCTCCCTAGCTATTTAGCTGGTTGCTTTGCTGCGGCCTGTTGAGCTGCGGCAATAGATTTTGAAATCTTCTGCTTAGTTTGTTCATTAAGCATAGATTCTTGAACAATAACATCCGGCGGTATCGGAATGCCACTCTTCATTAGGTCGTTCAACATAGTGTAGTTTGACATCTTGATTGTTTCGGATGTCGCCACTTCACCAACCACAACATCATAGCGATCCATGGAGGCATCGTTAAGTACCATTTGGAAAAAGGCATCAAGACCTTCTGTGTCCATTTCCATTTCCATCTTACCATCTTCACCCATAACAGGAACCACATCCGGCTTGCCTGTTTGCTGATTCATCATTACTGAACCATCAGCGGGATTCTTTCGAGGTTGCAATACAGGTTTCTCGAAATGAGTTCTAATCCATGATTCTCCAATAGCTCTTTTGGCTTTTTTCATATCATAGACTTCGCCAATTTGAGAAATAAGAAACCGGCCCATCTCACGTTTCGTTCTTGAGAAGTTATCAAGAATACGTTGAATCATCATAATGCCCTGCTGCTGGCGTAAATGAATTGCACGACCAGAAGAAGAAGCTTTATCGTTCTGCGCTAAGAGATCAGTATTGATTCCGCTGATCTCTTTAATGTCTGCGTTGGCTAATTGAGCCAATTGCTCATGACCTGTAGAAAGTGGCATGGGAAAGATGCGCTCTGGCTTTTCTTTCTCATATTCGAGAATGAATCCAGAAGATGCTCCATACTTCTCTACCTGTCCCTTATTAACTATACCTCCACGCTTTCTGCTCAACCAACCAGAGTTAGTGGAAGAATTGAGATGGTGTAGTTCTTGTGAACGCCGTTTATTTATTTCGGTCTGAGGGTCTTTAAGGGAGTTCACAATCCCTTGTGTTAACAACTCGTGCTTATCAATTGGTGCTTGCAACCAATGAGCATAAAAAGAAAACACAGGTATCTTTTTGTAACGAGGGTAAAAAGGAGACTCGAAATCATCTATTTCGATTTCGTTTACCACGATCTTGACTCGTGGGACGGGTATATAACGTTTGACGATTTTAACGGACTCCTCATTACCCTCGCCCAAAACCTCTATTGCTTCCGCATAAGCCGCATCAGCCTCTTTTTTAGAGTTGAATTTCTGTACGGGTAGCTGTTGGTTATGTGGATTGGCCAAGAGGAAAACTGATCTATATTCATAATGATGATATTCAATCATCTGATACGGTAATTGTTCAGCGTATTCTTTAGATAATGATTCGTTTTTACGATACTCTCCAACTCTTGGATAATCTCTATCGTATTCATTAATTTTTCCACCAGAAGTCGAAGGCTTAGTGTTTATTGGTAATTCCTTAAGATCTTCTTCTTTGTCTGGAAATAATTCTATCAACTGATCTAAGCTTATGTTTGGAGTTTCTACAATTAAAAATTTTGCATCAGAGTTATCGTATTCTTTAGAGGCCGGATCACGAAAAACATTTACAGGCATACGTTTTCTAAACTTAAGATTTCCATTTATTAAATCGTCAGAGTAATCAATATAAGGTTCAATCCATCCTTCACCGCAAATAATTCCGTCTTCAAAGGCTTCTGAGAGTTTGTATTCACCGTCACAGTATCGAACCATATCCTTAAGTAGGAAGGTGACGGCGTCAGCCTTGATAGAGTCTTCTTCTCCAATCGGAAAAGCCTTGAAATCAGACCTGTTCTGTCTCTGTGTTCCACTAATAAGAAATATGAGGGGCTGGATTTTATTAAGAGTAAGTGCAGGTTTTCCTGCTTTTGTAAGCACACCTTTATCTTTTTCATCCCATTGATCTCCCACTACAAAACGATAATCACTTTTAGCTTGTTCGATCCAATCCTGTTTATAATTTTTTGCTAAATCATAATCATCCATTACCTCTTTGGCTACAGGAAGAACTTTCCCGCTTGAAGTAGCTTTACTTGTAGGTGAAGATGTTACTGCCATAATTTATCCTCTCAAACTGCCATAGCGTGATTTTTAAAAACATAAGAATCTCTAGACCGATAACCGTAAGGATCATTGTCTTCTGGTGTTTCGGATACTGGAATATCTTCATATTCTGAACACATCATCATAGTACAATCTGAATGTCCGGGCGATCTACTGATTCTCTTCTTAATATCTTTCTTAGGTTCCATCTGAATTAATCCACGAGGATTATCCATAAGTCTTAAAGTTTGATACTCATTTCTGGCATTTTGATTTGGAATGATTTTAATTTTGCGTTCTACAAACGCATCTCTCATTTTCCAATGGCCCTGATCTCTTTTATTACGAAACATGTCTTCATCATCAACATCTTTACTCGATCCTTCAAAAGGAATAATTTCTGTATTAATGTCGGCCGAACCTTCTAAAAATTCTGTTGCTACACGACCGATACCATCGGCATCTACTACAATACAATTGCCGCGAATCTTTCTTAATGCTCTCCAAACCTTTGGTTCAACTTCTTCGATCTTTCTACCGAGGACTTCAATAGATTCTACTTCATTCATATTCACATAGGATTTAATGACGTGAGCATCTTCACCACCGTCAGCAACATCCCACACAACAAATCTCTTATCTTCATCCTGATCGGATTCTTTATACTTTGCTTCTTCGGCCTCACGAATCCATTGTTTTGTGAGAAGACCATCAGCATTGGCGTCGGGAATTTCTCCTAAAACACGAGACTTCCACTGATTGCTATCTTCGCCATATTTGTGACGAATGCTTTCTACGAATTCTTTCCCGGATAGGCCGGGAATAATTTCTGTTCCAGCTTTATAGTTCGGAGAATCGAATACGGAGATCGTGATTTTTTCATAGGTTGGATCATTGAAGCAATCCACGAATTCACCTGTTGCTTGCGTTGGGTTTCCAATCGCAATGAACTTTGCTTTTTCATTAGTCATCAATCCTTCTTTGGCTTCCCAAATGGGTTTAATGATACCCGCGGCTTCATCAAAGATGATCATTACGTGTTCGTTGTGGAGTCCTTGAATCTTCGTCGCATTTTCCTGACCTTGATCCGGCTTGGTTGCAAAGCCAATTGCAAACCACTTATCCTCAAGTTCGAGCTTTGTTGTCGTAATCTTTCCACCGAGTTGAAACGCGGCCTTATTAAGTGCATCACGAATTTCTCTCCATAGAATATTTTCTACCTGATTATGTGAAGGGGCTGTGGTAAAGATCGTTGCAGGGTAATGAGTATACAAATACCACAAACAAAGACGCGCAACTGAAAAACTCTTAGACACCCCGTGACCAGCTTTAATAGCTATCTTGCGAGATAATGCAACCGTTTCACACATTTCTTTCATCTTACCCCAAACGTATGCTTTCGGTATTCCGAGAGCTTCCACGAAGAAAGCTATAGGATCGTTTTTCCAAGCTGTTAGTCTTTTGGCAATGTCTTTATCCACGAATCAATATCCGCCTTTTTTCTTAGTCGGAACAGATGTCTTCCGGCCCATATTATTATCTTTTTTCATCTTCTGACCTTTTACATAGCCCTTTTTGAAACCCTTTTTCAAACCACTCATATTTGAAGCTAAACCAACAACCGCACCAGCGGCAATATACGCAGCAATAGGGATACCCATTATTCTGTCTCCTCTTTAAGATCAAACTGCTTTTTAATAGTTGTGAGGGTTTCTACTGTTTCTTTCGGTAGATCTTCTTTACTTCCAACATTAATATTTTGTTGGATATTTACTACTTTCTTTGGTTGGGCATGTAGTTCCTTTATCAATTCCAAGAAAGTACCACCAGCCTTATTGGTTAAAATTGCATCCCTTGGCATGGCCTTTGCAACTATAGATTTGGCAATATCTATTTTATCTTTGGCTAAAACTTTCTTTGCTACAAGGGCGTTCTTCAGATATTCTACGGAGAGATTGATAAGCTTATCTAGATTTGCGCGATCAAGTTCTGTTTTCAGTCCTGATAAACGCTTTTGGATTTGCTCGCGAGTTTGAGTAATTGGTTGTGCTTTAAGATCTCTACCCGCTCTATTCTTTGCCATCCAGTTCCTTTCTAAATTTCTTATCTACTTTTAAGATACACTTAAAGTAATGAATAGTCAAGAAAGACAAAAGCAAGTCAAGGTCAAAAGAATAGGGCGGGTTCCCTACGGGCCTTCGGCCCGCCCCGCTAAAGGCAAAGGCAGTATCTATGAATGTGGTTTTTTAACCACCCACCGCCGTCCTACCACCGGCCGTCTTGCCACCTCCACCGTACCGCTGCCTTGCCTTTTTTTGTTTTTTTGCCTTGTATATCTTATCCATATAGTATAATATATGAGTATATAAGATAGCATAACTCAACTAAAAGGAGAGTCTTTTATGCCGAATTATCTCACCCCTAAGGACGTAGCCAAGATGCTCAACGTCCACGTAGCAACAATCATTCGATGGTGCAAGCGCAACCTCATGCCATACACCAAGATTGAACGCCAGTATCGTTTTGATGAAACAGCCATTCATAACTGGATAGCTGATAAAACTCATATGGATACTGGATGGAGATCATGAGTAATAAATTCGCACTGTCAAAGCCTCAAGGACTCGATTATTTCTTGGGACTGCCAGACCGCAAGAATGGCTCGTGGTGGGGTGATTGGTTCTTTGAGAAGGGTAACAAGCTTATGATCACAGGGCAAGCTGGGAAGGGCAAGACCCTAGCCACCATGTGCTTCGTCGGCGCGTTACTTGATAATAAGCCATTCCTCGACTTCGAGACTCGCGGGGAACATCGCTGCATGTATGTCAATCTCGAACTCAAACCCCACTCAGTCAAACGTCGCCTAGCCAAGTTATCCAAGGTATTCTCATTTAAGAACTTTTGGGAAATCCATACAGAAGGTTCCTTCCCAATGGACATCACAAATGAGGAATTTCTCAACTGGTTCATAGGAGAGTTAAAGAAAGGTGACATAGATGTAGTCGTATTCGACTGTCTCTACAAGATGCACTCTAAGGACGAGAATGAAGAAATGGCTATGAAGCCCGTATTGAACGCCATCAACCGTATAGTAAAGGAAGCTGACATTGGCCTCATCCTACTTCACCACACTCCCAAGACCGGCAACTCCCCGAAAGGAACCCAAGCAATTGCGGCCGACATGGACACCATCATAAACGTCCACACTCAGAAGCGGGCCGGCAAAGGCACCACAATGAATGTGGAGTTTACCAAGTGCCGTGAGTCCGAAATCCCTGATCCTATTAAGGGTCTAGCCATCAATCAAGATACCTTGGAGGTTTATCTTGATGCCAGCGTAGCAGAGCCACGCCTTAAGCTGTACGTCCATTTCAAAGAATCCCTCATGCGGAGCAAGACTTTTGAGGAACTTGAGAAGGAAGGATTCAAGCCGAGTGCTGTTCGGCAAGCCATAACTAGGTATCCAGATATCTTCAAAAGAGAGGACGATAAGGTTATATTTACGCCTGTTTCTTGTTAAGAAACTGCGAAAGGGCTGCTCCATTGTAGTTTTGCTCCATTGGAGCAGAATGAAATGGAGCAGCCTTAACCTATTGCAATCATTAGACTTATTCTGCTCCAAATGGATTCTGCTCCATTCACTTTTGTGTTCTCATAACATGAATATTTTCAACACCTTACAAGATCTGCTCCATGTTTCAAACCCTCTCTAATACACAAATAAATATGTGCATATCTTTGATATGCAATATTCTTGTATATGTATTGCCGAAAGCTTTGTAGCAAGATCTCCTGTGTATTAACACTCCCGGCACACATTATAATTTTTTGTGACAGAGTTTTATAATTTTTCCTATTACTCCAAGAATAAAGTAATAAGTAAGAGCAAAGTTTTTTTCTCTAGAATTTATAAATCGTGGTGTTAGACCTTCCTTATAGGTACTTACCATCTCTTGACATCGGAGGTACCCCCCCCCTCTTCTCTCTATCCGTCTGATAAGACATAAAGGGGACTGCCGTCCCCTCTCCCTCCGGGTTCACCCCTGCTAAAAGCTAGACTATATAGATATAGTCTATAGTCATTAGATTAATAGTCATTAGATTAATCTATGATCTAGAGAGTCTAGCTATCACCCCTGCTAACTCATAGTTATGCACAGATTGTTAACAACCTGTGGATAACCTGTGAATTAGCCAATCTTACCCCACAACAAACCCTAAACCTATACACTTAGTCTCCATAAAGGCTTTACTTTTGTTTAAAGGACAGTTACTTTTGTACTTTGAGCAAAGTTTAGAACCTTGCACCCCTTGGGGGCTAGTTATCATTAACTATATAAAAGATAAGGAATTGGGTGTGTGTTT